GAAAGTTGGTGCTACCAAACCAGTGCCTGAAATGATTGAGGCTGCTAGTGGGTAACGCTCTGCAGAGAAGGCACCAAATCCATAAACAACAGACTTGATTGTGAGAGATGAAGCACCAGTTGCATCAAATGACAATGCGAATGGTGATCCTGGCTGCTCCCAAAGGTGCATTTCAGGTGCTGCTACGCAGTAAATCTGATCTTGGTTTGTTGCTGCACCAAGATTAGTTACAACATTTGCATCAGCAATGATTGGCAAGCCCATCATTGAGTAACCTGAGTTGCCGTATCCAACTACGCCTGCACCTGCTGCAGTTGCGTTCATTGGACCATTTGCAGTTGGAACTACTAATGGGCGGCCTGTTGTGTCCACTGCTGCTAGCAAGAAAGCTAGACGGCGTGGGTGCATAATCCAGTGAGTTGGTGTTTCAAATACATTTGACTGAATTTGCTGAATTGCATCAGCCAACTTTGGATATAGAAGTGCAACTGTTGGTGTTGTTGCAGTGAAAGTGACTGCATTTCCACCTGAGTTTGCGATTCCCTTGAACTGGCCGTTTGAGCCTGTTCCGTTTAGAACCTGATTATCAACAGTTGTGTGCCATGAACGGATTAGGTCAGCAACAACAAATGTGTCAATGCCTGTTCCGCGCTCAATTGCCTGGCGTGATAGGTCCTGTTGTCCAGCGATTGTACGAACTGGGATGCTCAAAAGTGTATCGTCAGCATCAGTTTCTGATACTGCAGTGTTCTGAGTTTCCTGAACTGCAGTTGATGTACCTGTTGTCATACGGGAAATCTCAAGAGACATTCCAGCAGCAGGTAGTGTGTGCTTTGCAGTTGCAAAGTCTGCAGTTGGGCGGCCTGCGCGTGCATAAGGTGCAGCGAGGTCAACCAAGTATTGTGGAACAACTAATCCAGCGAAGTTTGATGTACCAACATCACGGCGCTCGATTGATTCTTCCTTTGTGTGGCGAGCAAGGCGCTCTTGTGCTGAGTAATCTCCACGAATCTGAGCGTTGAAAACATCCTTAACGAATGAAACTTCAGCTTCAGGGTTGTATGTGCGAACTTCGCGTGTGATTGATGTGCCACCAACGCGAGGTGTGATTACTGCTGCAACAGATGAGCGCATTTCTGCAACCTTTGCATCTGCTGCTGCTTGTGTTGTGAACTTTTCAATCTTTGCATCTAGTGCGCGTGCTTCTTCTACAAGAGCATCAACCTTATCGGTTTCCTCTGCAGTAAGGTCGGTGCGAGATTCTGCGGCTACTGCCTCAAGAACTGCATCCATTTCTGCCTTAACTACATCACGGCGCTCAAGAGCTACATCAAGATATGACTTTGACATTTTTCTCCAATGAGTTTGTAATTGTTTTTGAGGTGGTGGCAATGCTCTCCACGGCGCTTTTAGGGTGTGGGATTTGCTCCGACTTCGCTCTGCTACTTGTGTAGCAGAAATTTATTTTGTGTTGTTGATAATTGCTTGCGCTAGGCGCAGGGAAATCTTGCGACCTTCTTCTTCAGTAGCTTCAGGTAGCGCATCAATGTAACGCAACTCTGACATTTTGTGACCAACTAAAGTTTCAGTTGCTCGGTAGCCATCGCGGTATTCTTCATAAACGCGAATCAAAACGGCTGGGTCATCTTCTTCGGCTTCAATTGTGAAATCGGTGCCTGGTATGTCAAGGGTTCCTTCTTGTAAAATTCTTTCAATGCGACCTTTAGCAGTGCCACCGCTTGAATCCCATTCAACATAATCGCCTACCTGCTCGCGGGATTCTTCTTCAATTTCACCTTCGGCACCTGTAAGCATTGCCATCATCTCAACGGCCTTCATAATGTAATCGTGGCCTTCGCTCAAATCTTCAAAGATAGAATTTAGAACAATCAAAGATTCGCCTGTTACTTCACGGCCTTCTTTAACTGCATCAATTGCTTTGCGTAGTGCCTCACGCGCTTCAACTGAAGTTGTTGGGTAGGCAGGATATGTGACAACTGAAACATCTCCATCAGCAAGGCTGACTTCAGTAAGTGTGCGCTGAGAACGATCTTCATTGTATTTTTGACGAATCACACGGAAAGCAAAACTCATTTGGTCAACATCTCCGCGCTCAACTAACTTGTAAAGGTCGCGCCCCTCTGTTGTGTCTGCAATTTGTGCATCCATATACAAACCACGATCATCTTCAGTCAATGTTAGGGTGCCGTTCTTTGTACGAGCTAGTGGCAAACCTTCATGGTTGATAAGCAAGCGCACATCAGGTGTCTCGCTCAAGGTCTTACGAAACGCGCCAGGGGCGATTGTCTCAATAAATGGCAGCGGAACGCTGGCCTCATCAAACACTGCTGCGTATCCGCGAAGTGTCATTGTGCCATCTTCGGCTTGTCTTGCTTCAACATCTCGCACTGTAAATGTACGGCGTTCAATCTTTTTCATTTTGCTCCTTGAGTCGGCTTCAGCATCTAGTGCATCAATCTTGCTCTGCGCCCAGTTTTGCGCTCTATCACTGAAGTTGGAATCTCCGCCCCATAACAACCAGGCAACTAAACCTGCGCCTGGATATTGGGCATCTGATGGATTGCTATTTTTTGGGGCTTGTCCATCAACCTTGTGACGAGCAAACCACGGTGCCATTTTACGAACTTTGTTATCAGATATATTTCCTGCAGCCATTTCGCGTGCTTCACGCTTGGTGCCGTCAGTTAATCCATCTCCCCCAAAACCTTCATCAAGATATTTCAAACCTCTTGCTGCATTGGCTTGCATATAGTCAGGTGCAGAAAACGGCATTACTTAACCTCATAAACTGCGGCTGGGTCGGCTGGGTCAATCGTTGATACTTGCTGCAGTTGGCTAGATGGAACGCCAGTGTGCTTCATATCAGGTAGGCCAACTGCCTTTGTTACTGCTGCTGGGTCAAAGCCAACTTGAATCAATGCAGCAGCGATTTCGGTGCGTAGCTTCAGGCCAACATCCTTAGCATCTGTTGCATCAATGTTTTGCAATGGAACGCGGTATTGATCTCCGCTTTCGATTGGTGCCATATCTTCGTAAGCGTGAACATCATTGAGTGAAAGGAAACCTTCACGCAAACCCTTTGTGTAAGCATCGTAACGCTCAAGTGTTGTACCGCGTAAGAGTGCATCAAGATTAAAACGAATGAATCCATCAGGTTCAGGTAGCAGTGTTGATAGTGACTGCTCAATTCTCTCCAAGATTGGGCGCAATGAGTGCTGAACGAATGAAAGATTCTGCGCTTCAACAGATGCAAATGACATTGCACCCGCTACTGGATGGCCAAGAAGCGATAGTGGAACGCGGAAAATACGAGCGATTTCTTCAACTGAGAAACGGCGTGTGTCTAACAACTGCGCATCTTGGGCGTTAATTGTTAGTGGCTTGAATGTTGCACCGCCTGAAAGAATACCAATCTTGCCAGCGCGGTATGGGCCAGTATGGGTAAGGTTCCAATCACGGCCAATGTCTGATGCCTGTTCTTCAGTTAACTCACCTGGCACTTCAACGACACCGCCTGGGTTGGCAGCGTTGCCAAAGTATGAAGCGGCATAAACATCGGCTGCCATTGCTGCGCCTAGCGTTGTACGGCAGGCACCAATTGGTGAAAGTCCATAACGATCACCAGGCAAACGGAAATCAGGGATGTGCAAAAGGTCTTTGTCTGTCATGCGTTGTTCATAAACGCCTTCTGAATCTTTAATCTTTACAAAATAAACCAGTGGCTCGCCTGCTCTAAGGCGCTCAATGCGAACATTGCGAGGATTCAAAACATAGAGTTCTTGAACATCTCCCATATCATCGCGCACTGTCAGGATGTAAGCATTGCCTTCAAGTTTGAATGAGGTAACAATCTGCTCATAAAATTCAAGGCGTGTTGTTTCAGGGTTTGGTCTTGAAACCCACGCAGGTTGATCTCCATAAATAGTTGAGTATGGCAAGCGGTTACGACCACGGCGCACATAAGCGCCGACTGGTAATGAACTTACTGTGTCTGCCAATAGGCGCACGCAAGAATAAACAGTGGACATACGAATTGCAGTTTCAGAATCAACAATGACACCAGCGTTGGTTGAAAATGCTGGTCTGCCTGGAATTAAAGGCTCGATGTATTGATTGTTGGCTGAACGCTTTGTTCCAGTACCTGCCAAACGCTTTGATAAACTCATTAGTTAGCCTTCTCTGTAATCCATACTAGAAAAACACCTGCAACAATTAAAGCTAATGGAACTGAAATCATTGCAAGGCCAGTTGTTGCAAGCGTTACGCCCACAACTTCAACTGCAACTGATAGGTCAATCTTCTTCATTATGCTCCCTATACCTGAATTGAAAAGAATCTTGCAACTGGTGCTGGTGGCTCGGCTGGTTGAGTAGCACGATCATAACCAAAGATTGAAGCAACGGCGGCATCCACCTTACGCCTGCTACTTGCTTTGGCAACCATAACACCACGGCTAGATTGTTTTGTTACGCAGTTGGCAATATGGCGAGCAAGTCTTTCATCTCCATCGTGGGTAAATGATTCATTGACCACGGCTTCATAAAACTTTTGTGTTGCTGGAACCATGTTCTGCGCACTGTTGGGATATGACACAACAGGCAAGCCTTCTTCATCCAACACCATAAATGTTCGCTGCCAGCGTGCAGGGTCAAAGACAATCTCTTTTACATTGAAGCGTTCATCGCGGAATGTATCTACAATTGTTTGCTCAACTTCAGCAACCGGGATATGCCAGCCTTGTTCAGCATCATCAGGGCGTTCCCATAAGCCAACAACCATTAAGTGTGGCTTTTCGCCACCCAATAACCACATGACAAGGGCGGTTGAGTCATTTGAAAAGGCACCATCAAAGGCCAAAATAACTTCTTCACCAGGTTCAGGGAATCTATCTTTATCCTCTAGGGCTTCCCAAGCACCTGTTGGCAGCCATGCAACTGAAGTGCTTACCCAACAATTAAGGCGCTTGGTTCTAAATTCAGCTTCAGGTGTACGCAAAACTGCCGATGCAATTTCCTCTGCATCCAGCAAATCGTTATACCCTGGATTTGATTCAAGCCAAAGTGCTTGGTCACGGTGATCGGCTTCAGGTTGTGTTGGCTCCCACCAAGAAAAGAAAAATGATGGGTCCTTCTTCTCACCCTTTACAACCTGTTGGCCGTATTGGTAAAGCGAGTAGCAAAGAGAATCTTGGCCGTTGCTTTGTGTCTTAACGCCTGCAGTTGTGATGCCCAAGAGAAGTGAATCAGCACGCGCACCACCAGCAAGGCTAAGAACATTCCAAAGTTCCCAAGAAGGTTGGGCGTGGACTTCATCAAAGATAACAAGCGGGGAAGGATTCAAACCTTCTTTTGAATATGCTTCGGCAGATAGTACGCGGTACACGCTGCCTTTATCTTTGAATTCGATTGCATCGCGGTAAAGCGTGAACATTGAAGATAGTTCTTCATCTAACTCAATCATTCGCTTTGCAGTACCAAACACGATTCGTGCCTGGTCGCGGTCTGCTGCGCAAGAATAAATCTCTGAACCGTTGCCGCCAAGTGTTAAACCAGCAAGGCCCATTGATGCTGCCAATGCGCTCTTGCCATTCTTCCTAGACATTCCGACCAGGGCGGTGCGGTGGCGAAATCTGCCATCTTCACGGCGGGCAAGTGTGTGCTTGAGTAACTCTTTCTGCCATCCACGCAGTTCAATTAACTTACCTGCAGGTGAGGCTACAGAATCTTTTGTAACTCTGCAAACGGCTTCGGCAAAGTTTGCATACAACTCGCCATCGCCACGCATCTGATCCGCAAGAGGAACTTCAGTTAACCAGCGTGGTGGCCAACCTGCAACATCAGCCATTCTTCTTTTGCTGCTCTAACAACTGGGCCAACTTACCCTTAGCCGTTACTTCAGCAACCCCCAACTTACTACGATCAATCGGCGTTAAGCCAAGCAATGAAAGCAATTTGATAATGTCACCTTCAACGGTGTTTAACATTCCAAACAAAGGATTTGCGTAGGCGTAACCCTTGTCGGTGTAAAGAACAAAATCTGATTTGGCCATCTTCGCCTGTAGCTCGTACTTCTTGTCCATCTTCTCGCAAAGTTCAATCAGCAACTTGCTATCGCTGGTTCCAATCCACGGTGCTATCTCGCGCACATCTGACCACAACTTTTTGCCAGCATCGCTAAGGTGCAATGGCGCATCGCTTTTGATTTGTGGTAATGCAATTACATTCTTGAGATCAGGCAGTTTTTGTTTGCCTGGGTTTCCGTTCTTTCTCTTTACTTCATTCGGCTTTGGTGCGCTCACTTGTTTCCATTCGCTCAGGAATCTAACGCCCCCGTTAGTTTCGATTACCTTGCTTTTTTAAAATTCGGACATTTGGTGCAAATCAGTTCAAACCAGTTCAAACCCGCCACCCCCCACACATCGGCGATGTGCGCCCTCA